TAATTGCATTTGTCATTTCTGTTTCATTATCACTTTCCATAGCAATAAGAAGAATCTTTTCTTCTTTGACTAAGAAAGGTCTGTAACTTACTTCTTTTCCAGTTGATGGAATTTTTAATTGATACTTAGGTACTGCAATTTTTGGTAACGCCATTTCATTCACTCCTTTAATGAAATAATAATATTATACAAACATTCCGCCTAATTTAGATATTGGTAAAAATTGAGATTTTTGTTTTAAAATAGATCCAATTTTAGGCATTGATAAACTTTTTCCTAATCCACCTAGTGCTGATCCAGCCTCAGTGAAAGAACTTAATGCATTTTGTGCGTGTGCAAAACCATCAGACAATGATGACAATATTTTCTCAACAGGTTTTCCACCTTTATAATCAGTATATTCTATATCTCGAAATGTAAAATCGATTGGTAGGTTTTGAATAGATCCTGCTGTACCATATCCTAATGGTAAAGCTCCTAAAGTTTTAGGATATGCATCAATTAATTTTACTTTCATCATAACTGGTAAGTCATCACCTTCACCGGGTTTTGTACCAGCACATTGAAATATTTCTATAGTGCTTACATAATCGCGATACCAATTTACACGTCCCCTATCCCACATAGTACTCATCCATGAATTAAAGAAATTGTGTTCATGCATTTCTTCACTTACATAAAAGGTCATGTTCATCGTATCAAATAACTTTTCATATACATATTCTCTTTTTAAACCATAAGGCTTATGTTCTTTTGTGGCCATGGTAAAACCGGGTATGCTGCAGGCACTGCAATTTAATTGAACACCTCTAATGTCTCCAACATCAACACCCATTAATGTTTTTGGTGGAGTAATGAAGACATAGTACAGATAAGGTCTGGAAAATAAACCACCCCTTTTAACATTAGCCATCATTCTATTAATGCCATTTTGTGGTGTACTATCTTCTCCGCCAACGCCGGGTTGCTTTTTTCCTTTAGAAGGATCAGTGCCTATTGGAAAGTTAGCACCAATAGATACACCACCCGGTAATTTAACTTTTCCTAGTATATTTCCAAACATATTATCCTCTTATTTTTTTAATGGAGTCTTTCCAAACTCTTGACGAAGCAACTCTACTACCTTTGTCAGTAACAAATTTATCTATCGTGGGACGCATTAGAACTTCATCCCACTCCTCTGGTGCTATTCTTATAATCTTTCCACCTCTTATATTATCAAGTGTATATTTTTTAAAACAAGCTTGTGCTGGTCTCCATTTTCTTTGTGTCCACATAAGCTTATTAAAATATCTAGCAAAGGCAATAGGTTGTTTCGATAAATTAGGCTGAAGACCTCTCAATAAGTTTAATAAAGGTATTCTCATCTTGGGTGGTATATAATGAAAATCAAGACCTTGAATTGTGTTACCCCTTTTCCCTAAAGAAAAAACTAATGGAAATACATTAAACCATTTATTCCGTTCTTCTGTAACATATTTAAAGTAATAAAACTTAGCAGAATAGACCCGTGTTATTCTTGTTCCCTTTACACTGTTGATCGATTCGTTAGCCATAACTATATTTATAAAGGTTTTTTGTGCTTTTTGGTCTTAATACCAAGCTCTTTTTCAGTTAAAATAACAAATTCCATACCACGTTTCTCAGCCCATTTACGCGCTGCTTTCCATTTAGCCTGATTCATTATATATGTCTTAAGCTTTTTAATATATCCTGGAGTTTGTTTTTTAGGTTTTTTGGGTGGTTTGCATTGGACGGCTGGTTTGACCTCAATGATGTATTTCTTATATTCACCTGATGTTGATCGGACTTTTGTATAGAAATCGACAAAATATCGTCTGGTTTTTTTCTCAACGGGATTATAATAGGGAATAATGACATTTTCTGAGCCCCATTCAATTACATTAGGATGAGTATCTAGATATTTCATATACTTCAATTCCCAAGAAGAGCGATATTCACATTCTTGAAGATTAGCCACATATTTCTCTTTATTCTGTATTATATACCGCCCGACACGTGGATATTTTTTCATATAGGTCTTATAAATATATTATATTAAGTATTTATAATAGGAGCAAGAAATGGCAAATGATTGGAGTATAAACAATTCAACGGGGACAATCGATATGGGACGGTGGGGTGAACCACCTGCATCATCACCACCCCCGACCAAGACTCCTTCAGTTATAACAACACCTAAAACTACAACCGGTCAGAGTTTGCCGAAACATGTATATCCTCTCAGCATTGATAGTGATTTGACAGAGAGTAATGGTGAAATTGTTCAAGAGTGTATAGTATTCACGGCAGTTAAACAAGCTGGTATTTCTTTACAAAAGAAAGACGATAATATACAATCACAAAAAGCTTTTGAAAATCAGGTGAAGAATGTTGGATCAACAAAAGACAAAGCCAGTAATTTTAGTGAGGGCATGCTGGTAACTGGTTCTTCTGGGGGTTACGACTACATGGCAGAAAAAAAGAAACAAGAACAGGCCGCCGCGGCCGCGGCCAACGCCACTCCCGTTGGAGAAAAATCAGATCCGACTGGTAAAGATGGCGGATTTGGCAGCAAGATAATGGACATGGGGTCAGGCGCCAAAGACTTCGTGCAAACACAACTTAAGAATATACGAATGCCAGCACAAGACTTAGAACATTGTTTTTTATATATGCCTCCTGCGGTTACATATAGTGAAGGTGCGAATTGGGGTGCTGAGGGATTAGGTGCAACAGGAACGTTGGCAAAAAACTTACTTACAAAAGAATCTGGTGGTAGTGTTACAGATATTATGCAAAACTTTGTGGGTGGTGCAATCACCAATATAGGCAAATCGGCAGCAATTGCCGCTGGTGCTCTTGCTGCGAAAGCTGCTGGCGCACTAGGTGCGGCAGCCCTTCTGGGTGGAGTTGGATCAGGATTAAAAGCAGCAGGAAGATTTCATCAAAATCCTTATGAAGAACAATTATTCAACGGAATACCATTCAGGGAATTTAGTTTTGAGTTTGCATTTGCACCTTCCAGCGAAGCAGAAGGTAATGAAGTGCTTAATATTATTCAAATGTTTAGAAAGAATGCAAGACCGGGTTTTGTTGGTGGTTTTTTACAGACAGGTTTATTTACATTTCCTAATGAATTTAGAATTGAGTTTATGATGAATGATAAAGGATCTCTTGTACCTAATACATTTATACCAAAGATTCATAATTGTGTTTGTACGAATGTGACAACAAATTATACTCCAGAGGGATTTTGGGTAGCCATGAGAGATGGTCGTCCTATTTCTTATAATCTTAGTTTATCATTTACTGAAACAGAGAAAATTACTCAACAATCACTTACTTCATCAACCGGTAAAAAATCACCGGGTGGTGTCTCGGAGGGCTATTAATGGCATACTTTAAATATTTTGATACAATAAATTATGATGTTCGTGGTATTAAAAATAAACCAACTATTGATAGTATAACTAATATATTAAAACGCGTTCGCATGAAGGTAGATTTTGTAAAATATCAATCCTTTTTTGCAATGCATACTATTATTGATGGTGAAACACCAGAATATCTTGCGCATGAATATTATGGAGATGCAGAATTACATTGGGTTGTCCTTTATGCACAGCAGATGACTAATCCGTATTATGATTGGCCATTGCGTTATTATGATTTGAAGAAATTTGTTACTAAGAAATATGGTACAGCAAATATAAATGCACTACATCATTATGAGGATGCAGATAAGTTTCAAGTTGATTCAACTGCGGCCGGTGCTATAGCGGTTACTAATTTTATACATGAGGAAACTTTAAATGATGCTAAACGAAATATTAACTTGGTTCGACCAGAATTTGTACCTGAAATTGTTACTGAACTAAAATTTTTATTGAAATAATATGGCTAGATCACAAGAAGGCGCATCAGATGTAATTATAGAATTTCTAGAATTAAGTGGCGGTCAAGGCACCTTTGATTTAAAGGAGAAATTCCAAGCTTTGAACATATATGAGAATATATATCGGAGCAATGTCACTTGTGACATTGTTATTAATGATTCTATCAATCTCCCTCTCAAAACCCCAATATTAGGCGAAGAAGACCTTAACTTTAGTATAACATCGAAGTCTGTAGTGGGTAATGAGAATCATCTCACCGGACCCATGTATATTACTAATATATCTAAACGTACTTTTATTAAAGATAGACAACAGCTGTTTATTCTTCATGGGACTTCTGAGACAGATATGACGAATCAAAATACGCGTGTATGTCAAACATTCCGTAATAAGAAAATTAGTGAAATTGTTGAAACAATTTTAGATGAATGGGTGATATCTGATAATGATCATGTAATTGAGGATACTGTTGGAACAGAAAATATTGTTATCCCTAACTGGACTCCAAACGCTGCTTGTCATTGGTTGGCTAGAAGAGCATTAAATGAAAATAATGTACCAAATTATTTATTCTTTGAATCAAATAATATTACATATTTTAAAAGTGTTGATAGCTTCATGTCCACACCAGTTAAACAAAATTTCGTATATTCACCTACTCAATCGAAGGATGAAAAGATACTGAAATTAATGCAAGGATATCAACAACTAGATAAATTAGAAATTCTACATCAATTTGATGTTAAGGATAATATCAATAATGGTTACTACGCATCAAAACTTATAACACATGATATTATAAAGAAAAAAATTAATCAACATACCTTTGGTTTAAATGAAGCTTATGCGGAAGGGATTGCACATGCTGATAAATATATGCCTATAAGCAAGTCTGTTACCTATTTTGATGTTCCAGACAGAAATACTTATGCTCCACAGGATACAGGTAGTATCAATGAGGGCGATAGCATACAATCATATTTTGATAGTAAGGTAATGTTTCATCCAAAGCATGATAAAATGTATTCAACAAAGACAAATGATGCATATGATAATAATGTTGAAAATTGGATGTTACAAAGAAATACTTTATTAAATGGACTAAGGCAAATTAAATTACAAATCGTAATGCCCGGTTTACCTTGGTTGCATTGTGGTGATATGATTCATATAGCAGTACCTTCACCAGAAAAAGTTATGGAATCAAAACCCGGTATGGTTAAAAATCTGGAAGACTTAAATGATAAATACCTTTCTGGTAATTATATGATTACATCAATGAAACATGCGATTGATTTTAATGAGGGTCGTTTTAAATATTCAATAGTAGCAGAAGTTATTAAGGATGCATTAGGCGATCCTCCAACACACCACTAAGGAGAGAATGTATGTACGGTGAATTTGTATGGTGGCAAGGAGTTGTAGAGAATAGAATTGATCCATTAAAGTTGGGTCGATGTCGGGTTCGTATTCTTGGTTACCATTCTAATCAAAAAGATTTAATGCCGACGGATGAGTTACCTTGGGCTTATCCAAGCCAACCAATTACATCGGCGGCTATGAATGGAGTTGGTACAACTCCAATGGGTCCTGTAGAAGGAACATGGGTCTTTGGTTTTTTCCGTGATGGGAACAACGCACAAGAACCAGTTATAACTGGAACCTTTGGTGGTATACCCGATGCAGAAGCTGTTCCGAATTTAGGATTTAATGATCCAACAGGTAGATATCCACTTACAACACATATACTTGAGCCCGATACAAACAGACTCGCACGAGGTAATGGAGCATTACCTGTCCCATCAGCGGATGGGGATGGACCCTATAATGGAGAAAATGCTCCATCACTTGACAAGAAAAGAAAGACTCGCCAAAAAGATGTTCCTGTTGGTATTGCGGCTACTATGTATGATGATGCTGCGTCACCGCCTGATGGTACTATTCCAAATACAGAAAATACGAAATTGTATGATGTTGCGCCATGGAATGAACCGAATCCTAGATATGGTGGTGTTGCTGATTCTGATACAACCTATCTTGAAACAACAAAAAGGTCTTCAGTATATCCAAAGAATCATGTTCGCATGTCAGAATGTGGTCATGTAGAAGAATGGGATGATACACCGACTGCCGAAAGAATGCATAGAATGCATTGCTCAGGAACATTTGAGGAAGTGCAAGCAGATGGTACTAAGATTACAAAAATTGTTGGTAATGAATATGAGATTACTGCTGGATATAAAGATGTTTGGATAAAGGGTGCTGTTAATATTACCATTGGTGAGAAGGGTGATGCAGAAGCCAAGAAGGGCGAGTGTCGTGTATTATATTATGGTGATTTAGTACAAGAGGTATATGGTGATTATCATTTAAACGTGCATGGCGACATGAGAACAAAAATCAGTGGTAATGAAGCACGCGAAGTCTTGGCTGATAGGAAAATTGTAATCAATGGTGAGGATGATTTATCTGTTCATAAGAATCAAATTATTAATATTGATGATAACCTAACATATACTATTGGTGGTAATTTAAAAGAAACGGTTAAGAAGAATGTTGATGAAAATTATGGTAATGGTGTTCCGAATTTTCCACCCGGTAATCATACAACCTTAGTATATGGTAGTTCTATGTTATCTAATGTAACGGGCAAATATACTTTAACAGTTAAAGATGACATGAAGATTAGTACGACAGCTAATTATAATCTCAATGTTACTGGTAATAGTACA